AATCCAGCAATAAATCCATCAAGTGTAGGAATGCCTGTGTCATTCAAAAATGTAATAAATTTTTCAACTGTCGGCAACAAAGCAGTTCCAAGACTTTCTTTGGCTTCATCCATTCCAATTTTTAATCGCCTCATTTTGCCTTCAAATGTATCTGCTGCTTCGGATGCTGCACCAGAAAATTGAGTACCTAATTCGCCAAATACATCAATGCCTTCCATTGCAACATCATTAGCCTTTTGAGTGATTTCGGCTACTTTTTCAGAGGCTCTAATATATTCTTTAGACTTGACGCCATATTCCTCTAAAGCAAAATTTGCTTCAAGTTGTGCTTTTTCCAATGCTTTTTGCAATTTGTTATATTCAGTCAAATTATTTGCATTATCGCCAAGAGTAATACCCAATTTCTTAAGGGCAGTAGTTTGTCCATCGTTGGCTTTGGCTAATGCATTTGCCACAGTTGTCAAATCTAAATTTTTTGCAGCTGCAATATCTAAGGCTAAATTAGTTAAATTCTGTGCTTCCTCAATGTTTTTAGTGCTTCGAGTTAATCGCTCTAATGCCGGTCTTAATTGATCATCTGTAACGCCAGTAGCCTTAGATTGTCTTGAGATCCATCGCTCTGTTGCTTCAATAGCTTCATCGGTTGCTGCAACTGTGTTTCTTAAAGCATTGGCAAGCCTTACTTGTGATGCTTGATCCTCAGCTGCTGCCTTTATTGCTGAGATTGCATACGCTCCGACAGCTGCTCCAACTACTGCAAATGCTGCTGCTGCTTTTTTGCCAAATTCAGAAATCTTGTTTGAATTTTCTTCAACGGCTTTATCGGCATCGCCTAGTTTCTTTTTTAAGTCATCGACATCGGCAAGAATTGATAACTTAAGTGTGCGATTGCCAGTAGCCATTAGACCCATTCCTTAATGATGCGATTAAAACTTGCTTCCCACTTGTTAATTAATTCAGGCTGAATTCTGCGAAGGGTTGGATAAATGAACCATCCTCGAGATCCACGACCTTGCCGTCCCGAATAACTAGGAAACTGTTTAAATTTATTTGAACCAAACTCAACGCCACCCCATAAGGTTTGCGTAGTAGCACCACCTGAAAACTTTTGTCTTGCGAAACCGTAGCGGAACTCACCGATCTTGCTCGATTTAGAGATGCTAACGCCCTCTGCGACTCTCTCTGCAACCTTGCCAGCCTTTGTTCGAGTTCTAGCTGTCTGCTTAATTTCCTCTGATGCAAAATACGCCAAAGCAGCAGATTGACTTCTTGCTTCCTCTGTTGCTTGGTCATCCATAAGTTTGAATGCTTTGTAAATATCACGCAAATCGTTTTTATTGTATGCGATAGTTTCATTTGCCACTTCTCGCCTCCAATACTTCGATCGCTGTTAATATGTCGTCCGCATCAACCCATTCACTCATTGGAATTTTGGTGGCTATTGCCAACTCAACCAATAATCTGTTTAGGCTTCCTGCTTTGTGGCTTTTGGGTTTGCATCACCGACTATTACATCGGCTACTGTTTCCATCCAAATATCCATTGGTTTGATGGGCTTATCTCCTGCAAGTTCACGCTTATGTGCATGATAAGCAAGAAACATAAGATCCCAAATACCCAACTTCTCGGATGCCTGACCAATAGTGTTTCCTGTCTGCTTTTCCCATTTAGCCCACTCAGGTGGTTGGGCAATATAAGTTGCTTGCTCACCTGAGTTGTATTCAATTGTAATTGGTAACTTCATTTGTTTGCTCCCGTTTTATTCTTTAACTAAAGGTTTCGGTTACTGCGCCCTTAGATACTGTGAATGTGAATGATACTGTCTGAGCATCAACACCTGAACCACCGGCAGTTGGAAACTCTGGCTTTACCGGAAACACAAATTGTGCTCCTGATGCAGCTGTAAGTGTCATGCTGATGTCTGTATCTGGTGCACTTTCAGCAGCTGTCCATAGAGCCTCGCAAACTGAGTTTGCCTTGCCCCAATCAGCCAACATGTCCAATTGGAATGTTCCTGAAATGTTTGTGGTCTTGTAAGCCTCGCCTTCCATGGTTTGATAAACCTGACGCTCATTGACCTTGGTTAGAACTGCATTTGTCGCTTGTGCTTGAATATCTGTTCCACCTGTGAAAGATAAACCAACATCACGACCGGTAATTACGACTGTTGCCATGATTTCTCCTTATATTGTTTGCGTGTAGTAGGTAGATACTCGAACATCTGCGATTAGCAGCGTTGATGCACCAACTTGAGTTACTGTCGGTCTTTCAACCGAGCTGACAATGTATCCAACTGGAATGACTGCCAGAACACTTATGATTAATTGCTCGATATTGTCGAGCGATGCTGGATTGCTGTTATATGCAACCGCAACTGAAATAGTGAAATTGATCTTGGCTCTGATATTGCTTTTGCTAATTGTTTCAAATTCTAAGTAAGGTGAATCAGGTACAACTACCACAGCTGGTGGAATTACTGTTTCAGGCACAAATGAATAAACATTTCCTGCAACGCTAGATAAAGCGGTTGCTAAAGGTGTGCGAATCTGTTGCAGTATTGTTTCGTTAGGCATTTATTGACACATACTTTCGGTGTCCATATATGAGCCCAACAGACCGACGCATTTATTGAAAAGTGATCGACCCATTCTAAATGGCGTTGCAGTAAAATCTACTCCTTCGATTTGTCCTCCACCGGCAAGTCTTGCTTGGAAAACTTCGACTGAAACTGTATAGACGGCTGATTGAACAGCTGCATTTCCAACATAAGTTGATCCGCCAGAAAGGGCAGCAACTCCGGATGGGATGACATTAGCCTCGAGTATGTCGGCATTAGTGATCGATTGCGAAAAGGTATATTGTCCAAGATTATCTGCCAGCACAACTCTTGTTCCGTTGTAAGGGCTTCCGCATCCTGTGATGATGACTGTTTGTCCTTCGGTGAATTCATGAATTCCTAGTGTAGTGAAAGTGGCGACATTATCAGTCAGCGACACTTTTTCAATTGGGCTTTTGAATGTAACTAGCATTGGCAAAATAACTGTTTCTGCCGAATCTATTATTTGATTTAGGTAAGTGTCATCATATAGAGCGGAACTTACACCCAATACGGAACGCAATTGACTTGCGGTGATAATTGTAGGCATAAGTTCCTCTCTAAACTCCCATTAATGGATGCCTAGGATCGGGAGCAACCCTAGGCACTCAGTTAAACTAGGCTACTGCTAGCTTGCGGAATGCGGTTGGGTAGCGATTAACTACGCAAACATATCCGTAGATACCAATTTCAATGCGTCCGTTTGCAACGATATTGGCACGAAGTTCTACTGTGCCACTCTCGTGGAATCGCATTGCTTGTGATGGATAAACCAAAGCATGCTTGGCGTTTGCATCATCACCTGTGTAGTTAGGGCTTACAACTAAATCAAGTCCAGCAACTGTGCCGTTTGTTGATCCTTGTGTAATCACGCCGGCAGCATTTTGTGGTGCTGCTGCTGCAAATAGTGGACGGGAATCAGCTGTTGCTGCAAGCAATCCAGCAAAATCAATTCCGTTTGTTCCACCTGAAGGAGCAACCAATAGTCGGTTAGGTGTAAAGCGCATTACGCCATAGGAATCAGAAATTCCATCAACGATTGATGCGTAAATTGATGCACCGGTTGATGCACTTGCATTCTGTGATGCAATTTGTGCAGCATATTGATCGGTCTTTTGTGCATAAGATGCAGCTAACTCACGAACCAATAATTCTGCGAATGCTGGGTCTGAACGATCAAACAACTCAACATTTACAACATTTGCTCCAGCGAACTTGACGATTGTGTCCTCTTGGAATGTAACAGCGGTGTCAGTTGATGAAAACTCTGAACCTTCTGAAGTTACTGCAACAGTTGCTTGTGCGCCCAACTTAGGTGTGAAAATTTTCATTCCTGTTGCTGGTAGTGGTGCTCGCTCGATTGAATCGATAAATGGACGGCTTGAATCAATTATGCCGATTAGATCACGCAGATAATTTGGTGGAACAGTTCCGGTGTTCTCAGTAACTGTTGCAATCTGTAATGCTGCAAGTAGGTCACGAGCATCATTGTCGCCACCCAATGCTTTAATTTGTGCGTTTAGATATTGTCCTGCTGTAACATTTGTATCAACACGAGGCTTTGTATATGCCATGTATTGAGCAGTTACAACTGGAGCTTGTGATGCTTCTACCGCTTCGGTTGCGATAGGAGCTTCTGATGTTGTATCAGACACTTTGTCCTCCTGTGTTGTAGTTTCCTCAGCGGTTGCTTCGGAATTCTCTGGTGTTTGACTTGCTGCAACCTCAGCCACTCGTGCGCTGTCGATTGCTGGATC